TACCGCGCACGCCTCCACCGCGCCATCGACGCAGACACCATGGTCCTAGACGTCGACCTGGGATTCCAGGTGCGCGCACACATCACCGTCCGGCTGCGAGGCGTCAACGCACCCGAACGGACCGCACCCGCCGGCCCGCAGGCAACCGCCTGGCTGCTCGACACCATCGAAAACCGGCCGCTCCTGATGACGTCGTATCGGGACCGCCAATCGTTCGCCAGGTGGGTGTGTGACGTGTGGGTGACTGATCTTGCTGGTGGCCGCGTCAGTGTGGCTGACGCGATGATCGCGGCGGGTCACGCTGTCAGGTACCCCGCATGACGCCGTCCGAGCAACGCACCCAAGCCGGTATTTGCCAGTGCGGTTGCGGGCAACCCACAGCGATCATCCAAGAGAACCGCAGCAACCGTGGCGAAGTGAAGGGCCAGCCGCGACGCTTCGTCCACGGGCACGCGAACACATGTATCGAAGCGAACCTGGCCCGCCGCCGCAACCAGCTCGACGCCAAACCATTCTGCGAATGGCTCGCAACGCTACCCGGCTCCCCGCAGGACATCGCCGCGCTACTACACGTCAACGAGCGCCGCGTCCGCGGATGGCTCAACGGCGAGTTGGAAGCGATCACTCTGACTGTCGTAGACAACGCCATCACGGCCTATGGCGACCCCGGCCTGTTGCACACCCTGTACCCGCTCACCGACACGGAGGCCACCGCATGAGCATCACCAACACGACGAACGGACCCCGTATGCGCCGCCAAACCACCATCGGACTGATGACCCTGTACCTCGCAGCGATCGTCGCCGCAAACCTAACCGTCACGCACTACGCCAAGATCGGGCACCCCGAAGCCAGCGTGTACACCGCGTTTGGCCTTGTCGCCCTGGACCTCGTGATTCGCGACGTGCTGCACGACTGGTATGCGGGACGCACACGCCTACTCGTCCTCGGTGCGCTCATCGCCACGGGTTCGCTGCTGTCGTATCTCGCGAACCCCGACAGCGCCCTCATCGCGAAATGGTCAGCCATCGCGTTCGCAGCCGCCATGACAACAGACGGCATCGTCTACCACGCGTTGCGTCGTCTGCCGTGGTCTGAACGATCTAACGCATCGAACATCGCCGGGGCTGCCGTCGACTCCGCGGTGTTCTGTGCCGGTGTCGGCTTTCCGTTCATCGTCGCGTTCGGCCAGTTCACTGCAAAGGTCGCCGGCGGTGTCGTGTTCGTCCTGATCTTGCAGCGCATCCTGCGGCGGGAGCCAACACCGGCTGAGAAGTGGACCGCCCGCAACCACGAGACGTGGGGGTGAGAGCGATCCAGCACTTCCACGGCACCCCGATCACCCCCCGCTCGGTCCTTCACTCGTTGGCGGGCCGTTCGTTCTGTGTCCCGCACCCCGAACCGCGTGACCTAGAGATCTGCCACGAGATCGGCGAAAACGTGATGCTCGACAACGGAGCGTTCTCCGCATGGACAAAAGGCCGCACCGTCGACTGGCCGAGCTACTACCGGTGGGTCGAACCGTGGCTTGAATACCCGACAACGTGGGCGGTCATCCCGGACGTCATTGACGCGCCCGCAGAAGTCCAGGACGCGCTCCTCGCTGAGTGGCCGCACGGCGAGAAGGGTGCCCCGGTGTGGCATATGCACGAGCCCGTCGACCGGCTACTAAGGCTCGCTCAGGAGTGGCCCAGGGTGTGTGTCGGCTCATCTGGCACGTACTCCACGGTCGGCTCTCCGGCGTGGGAACGCAGGATGCACGAAGCGATGGACGCCCTGTGCGGCAACGGCCCGGTCCCGGTGTGGCTGCACATGCTTCGTGGCCTGAGGTACTCCGGGTCTGGCTACCCGTTCGCATCCGCAGACTCCACCGACGTCGCTCGCAACCACGCCGGCACAAACTCCGGGCGGCCACCTAAAAGCGCGGCTGCGATGGCAGCACGCATTGACGCGCGCCAGTGCCACCCCCGCTGGAAGACGTCACCAATCCCCGTACCGCTATGGCAGGAGGCAGCTGTATGAGCATCACCACACACCGTGTCCGTCACATGGATCTACCGGACACCAGCCGCCTGCTCGCCCGGCTCCCCACCGGCACCCCCGTCAAAGTCGCTGCCGTCCCCGTTAGTGCATGGGACCCCCACCAGCCCAGCCCCATCATCGACGGCCTAAAACTGCACCGCAACGGCGGCAACTACACCACCCGCACCATGACCCGCCCATGCGTACAAACACCCGGCGCACACCCGGACGAGCCGTGGCTTGCGTTGCATCACATGGCAGACGTCCGCGCCTACCTAGCCGAAACACGCGCACACACAGCAACGCAGCGACAGGAGGCAGCAGCATGACCCCGGCACCGCTCACACCCGGCCAGCGGCAAGCACTCCGATACGCCAGCCGCAAAGGCGGCGCACACATCGGCACCGGCAAAAACGCACCCGACAAACACGTAACCAAGCTCATGGCTGCCAAACTCGTAGCCCTCGGCTACGCGGTGAAGCACGCCGAAACCCTGCTTACCGTGAAGGCCGGCCACGCAGCCCTGAACGCACCAGTCCACGTCCCAGACATGCCGGTCTACCTCCGCGAACGCGACGGCCTCACCACCCGCCTAGAACTCAGCGTCCGCGACGAGGACCAGTACCAAGACCCCGACAAACTGCATCCGAGATGGGCACAGGACGCCCAGGACCGCCACCAACAAACACAGAGCTACAAACGCCGCCGGGCCGCATGAAGCGATGGTAGAATGATCTACAAACAAAGTTGGCCCGGCGTGCGTTAACACCCGGGCCGCGACACCGAAGGAGTGAACTTCGATGCAGAGCAAGCCTAACTGGCATGCCGAAGCGCAGGCGCTACGAGCCACCGGCCTTTCGTACGCAGAGATCGGGCGGAGACTGGGAAGGACCGCTGCTGGCATCTGGAAGGCGTGCAACCCAGAGAAAGCGCGTCAGGCGGCGGCGAAGTCGAACGCCGACCCCAAGCGCAAGGCGCGCAAACGGGCCTGGGATCGGGCAAACGCCGAGCGATACTTAGTAGGCGCTAAATGGGAAGACGCTCCGAGCATTCCCGGCTTGCTGCCTGCCTGGTTTCACCGATGTGTCGTCGACTTCGCACGCGTGGACATCGACGACTGGGACCGTCTCCAGAATCTACGCTTCCACCCAACCGGCAAGGACTACATCTCAGCCAGCATCGACGGCAAGCAGGCTTACCTCCACCATCTCGTCCTTGGTGTGCACGTTGATCGTGCCAGCGGCATGCACACCGACCACATCAATCGCGACACGCACGACAATCGGAAGGCCAATCTCAGGATTGTCACGGCAAAGGAGAACATGGCTAATCGCGCAGGGCTTTTCGCCAAGGCGGCATAGTCGTCATCGTGGTGCTATACACTGAGCCCGTACCCGTGCTGGAGGTTCCGCCGACCGCAGTACACATCGGCGCCCGACTCCAAGGCACGCATGACCCGCCGGACCCCACAAGCACGGGGACCGTGCGCATGCACCCCGCCGACATCACAGACCACCAGGCACGCCGCCGCCACCAGGCACTCAACGCCCTGGAACGCGACGGCTCCCGTCTCGCAGCACGCCTACCCCGCACGGACGCCCGTGTCCTGCGTCGGCTCCTAGATGCAGCACACGACGGCACCCTGCCCATCCCCGACACACACGCCCTGATCCGCCGGCGCATCAGCCAACTCGACAAGGACAGCGTTGACCAGCAGACCCGCGCCGCCTAACCCGACAGGAGACACCATGAACCGCGACCCCCTCAACGCTGCATGGTTCTAGCGCAAAACCCACTGATGCCCACTCCCGTACCCGGCCTGTGCGCCTGCGGCTGCGGAGAGGCCACTGCCCTGGCCACGAAAACCAACAACAGCAGAGGCTGGGTACAAGGTCAGCCGCGACGTTTCATCAACGGGCATCATGCGAAAGTCAGCCGTGGAACGCTGGTTCAGCAGCTCGAATGCAAGATCTCCTTCGACGACGACGGTTGCTGGCGCTGGACCGGAGCAACGTCATTCGGATATGGCGTACACAAACGCCGCCGAGCCCACCGCACGGTGTACGAAACCCTCACCGGGAACAACGCCGGCGAGCACCTACACCATCTCTGCGGCAACACCCGCTGCGTCAACCCCGACCATCTCCAGCCAATGGCCGTTGCCGATCACCGCCAGACCCACACATCTCAGATCACACAGTGCAAGCACGGCCACGACCTAACCGACGAGAACGTAACCCGCACTACGCTCGGCCACCGGCAATGCCGCAAGTGCCGCCGCGAATACGCCCGCCGTGCATACGCAAGGAAGAAGCTATGAACCGCGATCCCTTGAATCTGTTGATCACGATCCTGGTCATCGTCATCCTGATCGTCCTCACGTTCGCCGTCATCAACAGGATCTGAGGCAGTGCTCCGCGCCTGCCAGACATGCGGCGCCGCGTACACACCACGCACACCGCGCACCCGCCACTGCCCCACGCACGAGCCACGAGGCCGCATCAACCGTAGCCCCACCACACAGGCGCAAGACACGGAGTACCGACGCAACCGCGCCACCGTGCTAGCCGGCAATCCCGCGTGCGCGATCCGCACCCACTGCGACGGAGCGCCCGCCACCACCATCGACCACATCGTGCCCGTGGCCAGAGGCGGCAGCAACGCCTTGAGCAACACGCAGGCCGCGTGCGTCTCATGCAACGCGGCCAAAGGCGCACGCTGACCCCCAGGGGGCCATCGCCATCAAGGCGACCGCTGGGGTGAGCCCGTGCGCAAGGGGGCTCGCCGCGAATAAATCGGACTGAGTCTTTTTTGGCCTTGCCTTCCCCGCGCGCCCGTTAGGAGGGCCGAATGGCTGTCCCGACTGCTGAGCGCCCCCCGAAGGGCCTAGACGCGCACCATCTGGGCATCTGGCGGCACGCGCTCAAGACGTTGCAGGCTCAGGAGTCGTGGGCGTGGGAGTTGGCGCCGCTCTTGGCTGAGTATGTGTACGCGCTGATGGCTGCGCGGGATGCGCGTGAGGGTTTCGCTTGGCTGGAACGCCTGGCGGACCGCGCGTCGGAGGATGTGGATTTCGTGATGTTGGCGAAGATCGCGGGCGGGTTGCCGGTGGCGTGGGATCGCCACGCGAAGCGCGCTTCGGCGCTCGCGGATCAGTTGGCGTTGACCCCGAGGGGTCGGAAGGCGGTGGGTATCGGTGAGCAGTCAGATCAGCCCGCAGATCCGTTCTCCGCGCTCGACGAGCTCGCGCGCCGCCGCGAGGCCGGGTAGGACAGCGCACAAGCCGCTTCGGCCGTTCACGGTCGATCACTTCCGGGCCTACGTGGGCCTGATGATCCTCGACAACGGGGAGCATTGGACGCTCGAGGGCTTCCAGGCGGAGATCGTGGAGGACATTTTCTCGGGTGTCTCGGAGTGCTGGGTGGTGATCCCGGAAGGGAGCGCGAAGACGACGCTCATGTCTGCGATCGGGGTGTATCACGCGGATTTCACGCCGTCAGCGAACTGTCTCGTGGCGGCGGCTTCGCGTGAGCAGGCGGAGACGTTGTTCAGTCAGGCCGCCGGCCTGATCGCCCGGAGCCCCGGGTTCGATAAGCGTTTCCGGGTGTTCGAGGGGTACCGGCGGATCGTGTCGCACGCGACCGGCGGGCTGTTGCAGGTGAAGGCCGCCGATGATCGGACCGGCGACGGCGCGATCCCGAGCCTCGGGATCCTGGATGAGATCCATCGTCATCGTGATTTGAAGCTGTATCGGACGTGGCGCGGGAAGCTCGGTAAGCGCGGCGGTCAGCTCCTGGGGATCTCGACGGCCGGGGAGGCGGGCACGGAGTTTGAGGAGGTCCGTGCGCGGATGCTCACGGAGGCCGCTGAGGTCACGGTCGACGGTTTCCACACGCGGGCGGCTTCGGCTGACGCGGTGATCCACGACTGGTCGGTGCCTGCTGACGCGGATGTGGAGGACATGGGCGTCGTGAAGCGCGCGAACCCGCTGTCGACGGTCACCGCGGCCGAGCTTGGCCGCAAGCGTGCTTCCCCTGCGATGACGGCCGCGCACTGGCGCAGGTTCGTGTGCAACCAGGTCGTCCGCGGTGATTTCAGCGCTGTCGGTGAAGCGGAGTGGGCGGCGGCCGCATCGGATGATCCGATCCCTGAGGGCGTGCCGGTGTATGCGGGCCTGGACGTGGGTTGGAAGTGGGATACGACGGCGGTGGTCCCGGTGTGGGTCCCAGGCTTGGAGGATCGCCGGATCGGTGTGCCCGAGGTGCTCGTCCCGCCGCGGGACGGGCGCAGCATGTCCCCTCAGCTCATCCACGACGCTTTGCGGCGCGTGCATGCCCGCAACCCGATCGAGGCCCTGGTCGTGGACGGCGCCGTCGGCGGGGAGGTGCTGGCGGAGTGGGCTGAGGAGAATCTCGGGTGCCGCGTCGTCATCCATTCCAATGGTCACGCCGCGCAGTGCCTCGCGTTTGAGCGGTGGATGGAAGGGCTCCGCGAGGGCACGTTGCAGCACCCCGGAGACCCGACCTTGACTCAACACGTCCTCAACGCTCGCGCCCGGATCCTCCCTGATGGCAGGTCCCGGTTCGACCGTCCCGTGAGCACCCGCTCCGCAGCAGATTTGCAGGACGTCCGCGTTATCGACGCGCTCTCCGCTGCCAGCGGCGCGCATTCTGTCGCCGTCGGTGACTTGCGCGCTGAGCCCGAGGCCGTCTTCGACCGGCCCGGATTGGAGGTGTGGGGATGAGCGTCGCTGACCGTATTCTCGCGCTCGCCGCCGGCTTCAACGCGAATCTCGTCGACAGGCGCGGCGGCCTGCTGAACCAGATCGGGCTCCTGAACGGCTGGGGGTCGGTCGCGACGCAGCCCGAGGTGCGCCTCGCGGATGACGCAGCCGGCGCGCGCGTCGTGTCCTTCGAGGACATTTACCGCTCGCAGCCCGTCGTGTTCGCGCTGGTCAACACGCTGGTCCGGCAGGCGTCACGGTTGCCGTGGCGCGCCTATGAGGGCGACCCGTACGGGGAGCACACGCCTCTCCCGGCCGGTCATCCGTTGCAGCGCCTGCTCGCGAGGCCGGCGCCGGGCTGCTCGGGCTTCGATCTCAAGCAGTCGCTGTTCCTGCCGGTCCTCATTCACGGCAACGCCGTCCTAGCGAAGTACCGGGGGGACGGGGATCAACGCCCCCCCACGGAGTTGCTGCGGCTTGACTGGCGTGCGATGGACGCGTACGCGCGCCGCGGGCTCCCGGTGGAGAAGTGGGTGTCGCGGCAGGTCGACCCGCTCGGCCACGAGCTCGACCCGAGCGCGATCATCCACGTGTGCTGGCAGCCGCCGTCCGGTGGGATCGGCGTGTCTCCGCTCGAGGCCCTCGGGGTCACGGTCGCGCTGGAGGACTCCGTGCGTCGGTACGGGCAGGCGAGTTTCGTGAATGGTGTGCGTCCGTCCGGCGCTCTCACGCTCCCAAAGGACGTGCAGACAACCCCGGAGGAGCGGTTGGAGATGCGCGCGGACATCGAGAAGATGCACCGCGGCGTCGACAACGCTTTCCGGCTCGCGCTGCTGACGGGCGGCGCGGAGTTCCAGCCGATGAGCTTCACCGCGCAGGAGGCGGCCCTCATCGAGACTCGGATCGTCAACCGCGAGGAGTTCTGCATCGCTTACGACGTTGCGCCCCCGTTGATCGGGGACCTCGGGAAGGGCTCCTACAATAACGTGGAGGAGCTCAACCGGCAGCGCTACAAGAGCGTCCTGCCACCCTGGTTGACGTTGGGGGAGGAGACGTTGCAGGCGCAGCTCATCGACCCCGAACCGGAGTGGGATGGGTTGTTCGTCCGCTTCGACCTCTCACAGGTGCTAAAGGGTGACCCGTCTGAGGAAGCCGCCGCGCAGGGGATGCTCGTCGAGAAGGGCGTCATTACTCGCGACGAGGCTCGCGGTCGGCTGGGGCTCCCGCCGATTGGCGGTAACGCCGCGGAGCTCTTCTACCCCGAGAACAACCAGGCGCTCGTCGCCGGTGCAGGCGAACCGCCCTCATCTTCCCCGCCCGTTTAGGGCCGCTGACCTCGAGCGCATCGAGGGCCAGGCCCGTCGGGGGCCTGCGCGGGTCGCGCCGCGAACCAAACGCAGACATCCACCCGGCACGAACGAAAGGTCGCTCATGCGATCCAGCATCCAGCCCCGCGTCCACCCCGACGCGCTGCGCCTCGCCGCTCTTCTGCGGCCGGCATGGGCCGATCAACTCCGCGCGCTTCGTGCGTCCGGCGTCCCGCTCAACGCTGAAGGTGACCCGCCTTCCACGGTTCCGATCGACCAGCTCGTTCGCGAGCGCGAGAAGGCCCGGACAGCCGACGAAGCCCGCAAAGCTGCGGAGACCGCCGCCTCGGACCTGCAGAAGCGCGTCGACGACCTGGAGTCCCGGGACAAGACCGACGTGGAACGCCTCACCAAGCAGGTCGAGAAGCTCACGGGCGACGTGACCGCGGAGAAGGCCCGCGCCGAGCAGGCCGAAGCGGATCGCAAGAGCGACGCGAGGGCATCCCTGATCGCCTCGGCCGCCAGGGAAGCGAACTTCCGCGACGACGGGAGCGCCTCCGCGCTCATCGCCGCCAAGCTCGGCCGCGATGTCCTGGACTCCATCGATGACTCCGCCGCGGCGCAGCGCGCAGTGAAGGATCTCGTCAAGAGCACGACGCAGGACGGCACGAGCTGGCTCGTCGCCCCGTCCGCCCCGGCGCCCGTTGGCGTCGAGAAGGTGCTCGTCAACGGCGTGGAGGTCGACAAGACCACCGCGCACGACCCGAGCACAGCACCAACGCCCCTCACGGAGTCCGAGTTGGCGATGGCAGATCTTCGCGCGGGGCACGCCCCGGCGACCACCACGTAGTACCAGGCGGCCCTTGGCGGGGTCGCCGCCACTCATACCCAAGACCCAGGAGGTCTCCCCGCCATGGCCTACACACTCACCGAAGCATCGAAGTCGCGGATCACGCCGCTCGCACGCGGCGTCGTCCGCACGTTCGTGATCGAGTCCCCGGTCCTCGACCGGATCCCGCTCCTGTCGATCAGCGGCAACGCGTACTCCTACAACTCCGAGCTCACGCTCCCCGGCGTGGAGTTCCGTGCTCTGAACGCGGCGTACGCGGAGTCGACCGGGACGATCAACCAGGCGACCGAGAAGCTCGTGATCCTCGGCGGCGACGCCGACGTCGACCGGTTCCTGGTCGCTACGCAGGACGCGGCCATCCTTGACCTGCGCGCCGAGGCGGTTCGCGGGAAGGTCAAGGCCGCCGCCTACAAGTACCAGGACACGTTCATCAACGGCGACACCGCGGTCGACGCCAACGCGTTCGACGGCATCAAGAAGCGGATCACCGGAGCCCAGGTCATCGACGCTGGCGCCAACGGTCTCGCGATCGTCGGCGCGAACGACGACGCCCGTCAGTCGTTCCTGGACAAGCTCGACGAGCTCCTGGCCGCGGTGCCGGGCGCCGACGCGCTCTACATGAACGCCGCGGTGAGGTCCCGGATCTTGTCCGCGATGCGTCGCCTGAGCATCTACACCACGCCGATCGGCGTCAAGCAGGAGCCGTCATACAACGGGGTTCCGCTCCTGGACATCGGCAACCGGGCTGACGGGACGCTGATCATTCCGCAGACCGAGACGCAGGGCGCGGCGTCCGGGACCGCGTCCTCGATCTACGCGGTGCGTTTCGGCCGCGGCGAGAACGATCAGGCCGTCACGGGCGTCACGAACGGCGGCATCCAGGTCACCGACATCGGCGAACTGGACACCAAGCCCGCGTACCGCACCCGCGTCGAGTTCTATACCGGACTCGCACTATTCGGGGGAAAGGCCGCCGGTCGCCTGCGCGGAGTTCTCGCGTCGTGATCTGCCAGGCGTGCGGCGGCGAGTGGTGGATCGAGCAGCGACTTATCCAGCCCGCCGCTCGCCCGGCGCTCGACCCGCAGATGCGGACAGCGGCCAAGCAGACCCGCTACCGGCTGGCGTGCGCCTCTTGCGGCGCCGGCCCTGACCACACACAGACCCAGAAGCCGGCGTTTGCGCGCCGCAGAAAGGCAGTTACCTAATGGCCGACACCAAGCCCCAGACCACGAAGACAGTCGACAAGAACGACGCGCTCGACGCGGGCGTCCCGATGCTCCCCGGCTCCCCGAGCGAGCCCGTTGGCCCCGAGGACGCGTTCGGTCCCGGCCCGAAGCGCGGCGACTACACGGGCCGCGTCGACGCGGGTCCGCACCTGATCAGCGAGCCGGTACCGGACGCCAAGCCGGGCGAGCCGAACGTGCGTCTCGTCGAGGCTGCCGAGCGCGCCGCGCAGATCGGTGACGAGAAGGGCGTCAAGGGCGGCGTCGAGACGACCTAGCAGGTGCCTGCAACTGAGGTCACGCTTCGTGTCGATGACGGCACGGGCGCAGCGGTTGATCTTCGTCGTCAGGATTTCGCGGTTGCGCAGACCGGGGCGGCGTCTCAGGCGACGCTTGCGGCGGTCCTGACCGCGCTTGCATCGAAGTTGGAGGCGGGTCAGGCGGTCGCGTTGGACGCGGCGAGCTTGGCCGCTCTTGAGCAGGTGACCGCGACGATCGCGGGAACCGTCACGGTCGCCGGCGTCGTGGATCTCACGGCTGCAAGCCTCGCGGCTCTCGAGCAGACCACTGAGACGGGGTTGGCGAAGGACGTGACGCTCACGGGCGGCGCTGTGCGTGTCGGCGGGACGGTGGCGGTCACTGGCCCGTTGACGGACGCGCAGTTGCGGGCGGTGCCCATCCCGATCTCCGGGGCGGTGACGGTGAGTGATGGTGCGGGTCCGTTGACGGTCGACGGTTCGGTGAGCGTCCAGAACTTCCCGGCGTCGCAGCCGGTGAGCGGCCCGTTGACGGACGCGCAGCTTCGCGCGGTGGCGGTCACTGTCCGGAGCCTCCCGCAGTTTTACGCGAGCGGCGCTGGGGGCCGGTCCCTGTTCAGTTTTCAGACCGAGCTGATCTCGGCGGCCCTTGGTGCCACCACTTCGGTCGCTGTCCTCCAGAACCCGGCGGGCTCCGGGGTGGACATCGTGCTCGACGCGGTTGACATCGGCTCCTCGGGCGCGGCCACCATCCGGCGGATGCTGAGCACGGGGGCGACGATCACGGGCGGTACGGCGATGACGCAGTCCAACCGGGGTGGCGGGATCAACGCCTCCCCCGCCGTCGCATTCGCGTCTCCCGCAGTAGCCGGCGGCTCCCCGGTCCTCGTCGACTTAAAGCAGGTGGGGGCGAGCGCCCCGTTCGCATACCGGGACGACGGGAGCATCTACCTGCGGCCCGGCCAAGAGTTCCAGTGGACGGCCACCCCGGTCTCGACGGTCACGGCGGCGAACGTGAATGTGAAGTGCGTCTACTGGGCCGCCCCGGCCACGATCTGATGAGGGCGCCCGGCGCGATCTTCTTCACGCTCGTCACCGCCGACGTCGTCTTGCAGGGCGGCACCACGGCCACGACCGCCGGTGGGCCCGCCGCAGCATCCACCGTGGCGCCGTCGCCTGGTGCCGCAACTCAGACGCAGGGAGGACGCGCCGTATGAACACGCACTCGTTCACCGCCGTCACGCCCCCAGCCCGGTTCGACGGGGTCCCCTGGACCACCGTCAGTGTCGAGGAGTCCGCGCTCGCCGCTGGCCCGTTCACGCTCGTCGCGACCCTCGCTGTCGAGGTCGATGCGACCCCGGATACCCCGAACCCGGTGAACATCACGGTCACGACGGCGACGCTCGCCTCTGGGTTTTTCCGGTTCCGGTTCGCGGACATCGTCGGCAACACGTCCCCGTACAGTTCGCCGGTCGCGTCCCCGGCCCTGTCGCCGAGCCTGCCGGTCCGGCCGACCGCGCAAGCCGTAGCCGACCTGTGCGGCGCATATACGCGCCAGGCCATCACGGGCGGGTACCCGCCGCCAGGTGGTGAGCCGCAAGCAGGGCGGGAGCTTGGGGAGTTCACCGCGAGCACGAGCCCGACGCTCAATCAGGTCGAAGGGTTCATCACCGCGGCCGTCGATGAGGTCCGTGGCCGAGTGGGCATCGGCGAGCTACCGGAGGACGTGTGGGATCTCGCGCGGACGACCGCTCTGTACCACGCGGCGGCTGCGGTCCAGGCCATGCGGGCTCCCGCGGGAACGGATGACTCCGACGGCCTGTACGCGGCGTTCATCTCCAACTACCGGGCGTCCCTAATCGAACTCATCCAGCAGGCGCGCCCCCGCGTCCTGCCGGGCATGTACTGATGAAGGTCACGATTCGGAGCGAGGGCCTGAAGGAAGCCGCCCGCACCCTCGAACTGACGTCCGATCGCGCTGAGCGCGGCCGGTTGCTGTCGGGTAACGAGGTGCGCAGCCAGTTCGAGGAGTCGTCGCGCCGCCGGTTCGGTCGGGGGCTGCGGCAGTCCGGGAAGGCGTGGCGGCTGGAGAAGCAGCGCCGCGGCCTGAGCTCGAGGCCGATGCAGGCGACCGGGGACGCGTTCGCCGCGCTCACTAGGCACTCCGGCCCGAAGGCGAGCGCCATCATCTTCAAGGCGACCAACGGGGGCGTCGAGTTCGGTGTCGCGCGAGGCCGCGGGAGCCTCTACTACCTGGAGGCGCACGCGAAGGGCTACTCGTCCTCGAAGGGTCGCGTGAAGCCCCGTCGTGTCGTCGTCCTGAGTAAGCAGGCTCGCGAGAACATCGCTGTAATCGTGCTCAGTCGCCTGGACGCGTCGTAGATGCTCGTCACCCCGGACCTCATTGAGCAGGCCGCGATCACCTGCCTGCACTCCAACCATCGCCGGCATCTCGCCGCGCTCGAACGGCAGCTCGCGTTGCCGGTTCGCGCGATCGAGCCGCTCTCCACGATCGACCTTCTCGCCGACGACGATCAGCGCCTGGCGCAGGACATGCTCCCCGCTCTCCTGCTCACCGCGGGGGACCTCCGCGACACGGGCCTCGTGCTCCGTGATGACGGCCGGGAGTCCTTGGACATGACGTGGAGCCTCGAGTTGCACGTCTTCGCGATCGGCGGTGGGCGTGACCCGCGCTCGGACGCGATGCGCCGGTGCCGCTGGTACTGGATGACCGCCGTCGAGTGTCTCCTTACCCGGCTGCCCGGCACGGAGCGCGTCGCGCACCTGGAGCTGACGGCCGCCCGGCACGAGACGGTCGGTGACTCCCCGTTCCTCGCGCACGCCGAGGTCACGATCGATGTGACCGCCGATGACTGTCTCACGACCGCGGGCGGCCCGATCCTCTTTGAGGACCCGGCAGATCAGTACGTGCCGCCCACGTCGGGCCAGCCGGCTAACGACGTGCTCGTAACCGTCACCCGTACCACCCCGTAAAAGCCCTCTCTCCTGACTGGAGTCTCATCGTGTCCGATTCAAACACCGTTCGCGTCCGCGCGACTCATACCGTCCATGTTCCCGGCTACGGGCTCCTGGAGGCCGGCGCCGAAATAGACCTTGACGCGGACGCCGCGCGCGGCCCGCTGGCCGAGGGTGTCGTGACGAAGGCCCCGCAGTCCGCCGCTAAGTCCCAGACCAAGCCCCAGACCAAGGAGACCTCCTGATGCCTGTCGTCCCCGGTGTCAACGTCGCAGTCGTCGAGGAGCCCGCTCTGGGTCCCGGCGCCCCGACAGACACGAGCACCACGTTCCTGCTGACCGCTGACGCGAACGGTCCCGCGACCGCTACGCGGATCACGAGCCCAGACCAGGCCCGCGCGGACTTCCCGACCGCGACGACCCTGCACGCTGAGGTCGACGCGATTCAGCGTGAGGGCCGCAGCGAGACCGGTGTCCCGCTCGTGCAGGCCATCAAGCTGGACACCGCTGTCGGCGGTCTCCAGACCACGCTGGACAAGATCCCGGCGACGCTCGGGCCGGGGCAGGTCGTCGCCCCGGCCGTCGTCGCTTCCGCGGACATCATCACAGTCGGCGAGTGGGCCTGGACGAGCAACCGGGTGTTCATCGCGAACGCCGCGGCCGACGCGACCGACGCGCAGCTCTCGACGCTCGCGGCGGCGGTCATCGCTTCGGGTAACGGCCGCAATGTCGCGCTGTTCGCGGATGCCGCGATCATCCCCGGCATCGGAGCATCCACCCGGCAGGTCCCGTGGAGTCTCGTGCAGGCGGGCATCATCGCCCGCAACGACCTGCGCACGGGGAACCCGGCGCTCGCCGCTGCGGGTGACAACGGGATCGCGGTGTACGCGCTCGGGCTGCTCGCCGAACGCAACGACGTCTCCATGACCACGCTGAACGCCGCGAAGGTCAACGTGGCCCGCGCACCGTTCGGTGGCGCTCCGCGCGGCTACGGGTACCGCACTCTCGCGGATCTCGCGGTCCTGCCGCAGTGGTGGGATCTCGGCGGCTCCCGGGTCGTCATGGACGTCCGCTCGAACTCCGCATCGTCCAGTGAGCGGATCCTGTTCGCGCCGTTCGACTCCGGCGGCCAGACGCTCGCGAAGTGGAACGGCCTGCTGTCCGACAGGTGCCTTGAGCTCCTGCGGGTTGGCGCACTGTTCGGGAACCCGGTCGACGCGTTCACCGTCGACACCGGGGTCGCACTCAACCCGACCGCGTCACTGGCGGCCGGAAGGGGCCGGGCGACGATCCGCCTGAAGACCGCGCCGTTCGCCGAATCGCTCGACGTGTCCATCGTCCGCCAGAAGATCGCCTAGGAGGCCCATCATGACTCGTTACGTGCAGCAGAAGAACATCATCACGAGCCTCATCGTTAAGGCGCCGTACAACGGCGCTGCTCAGCGCGACCTCGGGATCTTCGCGGAGTCCGAAGGGTTCGGGCTCGACGTCGATGACGTGCGGTACGGGGAGTACCCCGTCGCCGCGGGCGTCGCATCCCGGGAGGACGCGACCCTGCGTCGCCCGTACTCCGAGACGAGCCCGGAGGAAGAGGCGTGGCTGGAATCCAAGCGCGGGTTCCCCGTCGTCATCGTCCGCGCCTACAAGGGCGACGACAACCTCCCCGTGGGTGTGCCGCGCACCTACCAGGGCGTCCTGAAGGGCGTGAACCCGCCGGACGGGGACATCACGGCGTCGGAGCGTTCGAAGTTGACGGTGATGTGCCTGCTCGACGTGGACGCGTCGTGAGCCCCGTGGAGGGTGTCGTCGCGGCGCCGGACGTCATCTTCGACAACGTGGACGCGACCGTCATCCCGCCGTCGCCGGAAACGTCGCTGGCCGCTGACGCGCTCGGCGGCCTCGCCGAGCGGATGCAGCGCGGCATGGACCGGCTGCGCGCGGACAAGACCCGCGTGTTCCCGGTTCCCGGTTGGGAGGACATGCGGCTCACGGCCCGCAAGATCCCCGATGAGGAACGCGACCAGGGCGTCACGACCGTCGCGACGGTCGCGCTCGCGACGCAGAAGGTCGAGATGCTCGACGAGGACGGCGAGTGGCACGAAGTCCCGCACGCGTGGCGTGGTGTCGCGCAGCTCATGGGCGACACGTCCCTGTCGACGACCAGCGTGATTCGTGAGGTGCTCGACAACAGCGTCCGCCTGGACGCCTTCGCGCTGCGGCTCGTGAACTGGATGATCGGCGTGCAGGGCGAGATCGAGCAGGCCCTGGGGGAATAGCCGCCTCGGCCCCCGAGATCCATGACGCCGTTCAGGCGTCGCGGCTGCGGATGGATTACCGGCCGCACCTGGGGTTGACCGAGGCGCATCGCGGCACGCTCGTCGAACGCGTCCTGGCGACCGTCGTTCTCGACGAGGCCATCACTGAGAACAACCGCGACGCCAAGCGTCGCTGAGGGGAGTGAAATCGTATGGCAGAGTCAGCAGCCAGAATCAGACTCTCCCTCCTCGGCGAGAAAGCGTTCTCGCGTAACGCCCACCAGGCCGAACGCTCACTTCGAGGCGTCGGGCGCGGCGGGACGGTCGCCGCGTCACGATTGGAACGCACGACCGTCGCCTCGACGAAGACCGGGGCCTCAATGAACCGCCTCGCTGCTTCGGGCCGGCGCGCGGCCGGTGCGATGCGCGGCGTTGGCGCTTCGGCGGCGACCGCCGCGGCACCATTGGCCCGCGCGGGCGCCGCGATGACCGCGGTCGGTCTCGGCGCGTCGATCGCCCAGACCGTGAAGTTCGACGCGGCGATGCGCAACGTGAACTCGATCGCGCAGCTCTCAGAGCAGCGGTTCGGTTCGCTGTCGAAGAGCGTGCTCACGCTGGCGGGGCCGACCGCGCAGGCCCCGGAGACCCTTGCCAAGGGCCTCTACGATCTTGTCTCCTCCGGCTTCAACGCGCAGCAGTCGATGCAGATCCTCGAGAAGTCCGCGCGCGCGGCGACCGCCGGCCTGACGACCACCGAGGTCTCGACCGGCGCGGTCGCCGCCGTCCTCAACGCCTACCGGCTTCCGGCATCCGCGGCCGGCAAGGTGTCCGATCAGCTCTTCAAGACCGTGGACCGTGGCGTGGTCAGCTTCGAGTCGCTCGCGACGACGGTCGGTGATGTGCTCCCGTTCGCCGCATCCCTCGGGATCGGCCTCGACCAGGTCGGTGCGTCGGTGGCGACGATGACCAAGGCGGGGATCAGCGCACCGGAGACGATGACGCGGATCAAGAGCGTCATGCAGTCCATGCTCAAGCCCGGGAAGACGCTGACAAAGACGATCAAGGACCTCGGCTACGAGTCCGGGGAGACCCTGATAAAGCAGAAGGGCTTTCAGGGCGCGTTGGAGACGTTGGCGGCGGCGACGGGCGGCTCGAAGACCAAGCTCGCCGCGCTGTTCCCGAACGTCCGGGCGCTCGGTGGCGCCCTGGCGTTGACGGGCAAGAACACGACGGTCGCTCGCGGTGACCTGCAAGGCATGACCACGGCGTCGGGTGCCACATCGACGGCGCTCTCTCAGCAGTCCAAGAGCATCAGTTTCCAGTGGAACCGTCTGAAGGCGCAGTCAGCGGCTCTCGGCATCTCGGTTGGCACGAAGCTGGTGCCCGCCTTGAGTGGTGTGGTCGCGCAACTGAGTGACATTGCGGCTGGCCGTGGGGCTATCGGCGGTTTCTCGAGGGATCTCATCGGTGGCTTGGCGGGCACGCCCGTCGCGAAGTCCCGGGCGCCGTTCGCTGATGGTGTTGCGACGCCGCCGCCGAAGGCGTCGGACGCCAATAAGCTCGGCGGGACGCTCCGTGCGGTCGGCGACGGGGCGCTCGCGCTCGCCAAGGGGGCGCTACCTGTCCTACGTGACGCGTCCCGGCAGATGCTCGACGCGCTGAAGCCCGCCGCGCCGTTCCTGAACAACGTCCTGCTCCCCCTGTTGAAGGGCGTTACGGCGGGCGTGATCGGGACCGTCGTCGGCGCGTTCAAGCTCGCCGTCCCGATCATCAAACTGTTTGCGACCGCGATCGGGCTGGTCGGCTCGATCATGCGCCCGTTCCGCGGAGTTATCACCGGGGTCGGCGTCGCGCTCGGCGTCGTGTTCTCCGGCGGGATACTCCGGGTGCTCTCGCTGCTGCCGAAGGTCGGCAAGGTGTTTTCTCTCGCCCGCGCCCCGATCCGCCTGGTAACCGCCGCTGTCCGTCGTGGCGCGAGCGCGGTCGGCGCGCTCGGCCGCGCGTTCTCGCGTGGTGTCACGTTCGTCGGCCGGTTCGCATCAGGGATGACGGGGGGCGCGCGACGCGTGATCCTCGCGGCTACGAACATGGTGCAGGGCGTCATCCACAAGTTCGTGACGCTCCCCGGGCGGATCGCCGAGCACGCCTCACGGCTCGTGAAGGATCTCGCATCGAAGCTGAGCGGTGCGGCGGGCAGCGTCGCGTCCGCGGCGGGGAAGATCGGCAAAGCCGTCGTGGACGGGATCGTCGACGCGATCAAGGCCGCGCCCGGCGAGATCACGTCCGCAATCACCAGCGTCGTCCCCGGACCGGTGAAGGGCGCTGTCAACAAGGCACTAGGGCTCGGCAAGTCGCTGATCCCCGGTATTGCTACCGGCGGCGTGGTCACCCGTAAGGGTGTCGCCCTGGTCGGTGAGCGCGGCCCCGAACTCGTCCAGCTCCCGGGCGGCGCCCGCGTCAACCCGGCCGACCAGTCCCGCGGCATGCTCGCCCAGCGCGCCGCGTCCCCGCCGACTACACGTGCCCGTCAGCGCGCCGCAGCCACCGTCGTCAACGTGTACCCCAGGATTATCGTGCAGCAGGACCGGCGCGGCACGTGGCGCGCCGTCCTGGACGTCGAGCGCGACATGGCCGAACGCGAATGAGCACGGTCGGAAACATCGCATCAAGGCCAGGGGGAATGATCTCCGCTGGGCTCGGCGGAAAACCCGGGTTGCCCGCGAACGCCGCCGCCGCAGTGGCGGCAACACCGGCCGCGGGCCGCGTACTGCTGGACCCGTCCGACGGCCAGTCCCTGACGCTCGTGCTGGCCGGCGACCCCGACCAGAGCATCGCGGTCGGCGGCTGGCAGGAATCCCCGCGCTTCGGGCGCGTCCCCGCCACCTGGTACCGCGGACCCGACGACGGCGGCGACCTGACGCTCTCCCTCGCCGTAGACATTCGCCTCGTCGGAGGCCCCGACATCGCCAGGCGCCTGGGAGTGCTGCGGGCGATGGGTCGCCCTGTTCGCAGCGGCGGGGACCCGCCGAGCCTACGGGTGCGGTGTGTGTCGCTGCCGCTCGGCACCGGCGACTGGGTGATGCAGGGCCTGCAGCTCGGCGGTCAGGTTGTGCAGTCCGGGGAGCTTGTCCGTCAGGACGTGCAGGTCACGCTCTCCCCGTTCGTGAAGCAAGCCCCGTTGGAGCGCGTGACGATGCGCTCCACGCGCAGCAAAGCGAACAAGCGGCGTGCTCGCGTGATTCAGTCGCGGCCGGGTGACACGATGCGCGCGATCGCTGTCCGGCAGCTCGGGTCGTCCGGCTCGTGGGCACAGATCCGCGCGTGGAATAAGCGGCTACGCAAGGTCGACCCTGATGAGCGGTTGAAGACCGGGACCCGGGTGACGCTCCGGTGAGCCCGACGAAGGCCAAGGCGAAGCCCACCGCTGCGCAGCGCGCGCGCGCTCGCCGCGATCCTGCCGTCGGGTTGCCGCCCGCGCCCCCGAAGACGGAGCGTGATTCCAACGGCCTGCACCTTCGGACGGCGAAGGCCAAGTACCTGATGGGGCCGAGGTTGTCGCGGGAGGGCTGCGACGTCGAGCTGACGATGGACGGCGCGAGCGCTCTCACGCTCACCGTTGACGATCAGGACAGCCGCGTTCTCGAAGCGCTCTCCGACGAGACGCAGCGACTCGTCGATGGTGCGCGCGTGATCGTCGACGACGTCGTCTACGTCCTCTCCCGCGTGTCATGCGGGGAGAACCGCTTGCTGACGCTCTCCTTCGAGGACGAGGTCGCGTGGCGGCTGCGCCTGTGGTCACGGTACGTGTCGAAGTCCCGTGCTCGTACGACGCGCGCGGAGTTCGTGCGGTTCCTCGTCGATGAGGCGAGCAACGGGCCGCGGTTGCCGATGCGCGCGTTCATTCCTGAACTCACGGACCGCAGGCCGATCAGCTCGCCCGCTAGGGAGCGGCGCCCGGTCGCCGATCCGCCGAAGCGCACGAGCCGCAAGACCCCGGCGGCTCGCGTTCGGCGCGGTGAGCCCGCCCGTGGCCGCGGGACGGGCGACGGCGCGGGCTACACCGTGCAGGGGCAGAAGGCGTCGGCGCAGCAGCGTCAGGTGATCGACGGGTGCCTGGCGGAAGCCGACCGGCTCGGCGCGTCGCGGATGGTCCTGATCGCGACGGTGATGTGCATCACGCAGGAGTCCGGGGCCGGTCGCTTGGCGAACGTGCAGACCGGCAACGATGACGTCGGGATCTTTCAGCAGGGCCGCAACTGGATCAGTGTCGCCGGGAGCAAGCAGCCCGCCGCGTCGACCAAGGCGTTCCTGGTGACGGGCCCGAGTTCGTGGAAGAAGGTGCACGGCTCACTCAAGCGCGTCCCGGGTGGCTACGAGGCCGCGCTCAAGCGTGTGCAGATCAGTGTCGGCGGGTATGCGAAGTGGGAGGGCGAGGCAACCCGGACCGTCGATGCGTGGCTCGCCCAGGGCGGCGGCGGCGGTGCGAGCAGCGACGAGAGCGGCGGCAGCGGTCGGACGACGGCCGTCCCGTACCTGTTCGAGCGTGGCTCCCGCGACGGAGCGCGTGAGGACTCCTGGACCGCTACCGGCCGGCTCGCCGAGCAGGTTGGTTTCCGGCGGTGGGCCGCACTCAACACCCTGTTTTTCGTCAGCGACCGTGAGTTGCGTGCCGCCGCCCCGTCCCTCGAGATCCACGGCGACGAGGGGTTCATGCTCTCGTCGCCGACATGGGATTGGGGCGTCACTCGCCCGTCCCAGGAGGTCACGTTCCGTGTCCTGAGCGAACGGTGGGGCATCCTGCCCGGCGCGGTCGTCGTGATGAGTTCGCAGGGCGCGTTGAACGGCCGGTACCTCGTGGCGAGCGTCCGCGACGACCTGTTCAGCCCGGAGTCGGAGGTCACGCTCCGGCGGCCGGTGGAGCCGCGCCCGGAGCCCGCGCACGAGACGCGCACCAGCAGCGACTCTGCCGGTGGCGGCTCCCGCGACGGCCGAGCCATTGCTGGCAGTCCGATCCCTGGGACAGGGCCGAAGTCCTCCACGCATGAGACGGGCGGCCTGCCCGGCTACCCGGCGTTCGACTACATGGCCCCGGCCGGGTCACCGTGCGTCGCGCCGGTCTCCGGGACGGTCACGAAGATCAGCGGCACCAACCCGGCAGCCGGCCCGCCCCAAGGCCCCGGTGGGCCACTCGGCTACTCGGTTTACATCAGCGGCGGCGGCAAGTCCTACTACCTGACGCACATGGGCCGGCGGACGGTCAAGGTCGGCGACAGGGTGACCCAGGGCGAGAAGATCGGGACGGTCGCCAACTACGCGAAGTTCGGTAGGCCCGACCACATTCACCAGGGGGTGCGCGGATAATGGATCGTCTCGGCTCACACAGCCGCGCGCCGCGCCCAGTGGGGCCGGCCGCCGCCACCATCCTCACCGCGCCCACCGCCGGCGCGCTCGTGACCTTCACCTTCGACGCGGGTGACGGCACGGTGTGTCGCGGCCCGTGGGTCGGACGGACCCCCGCCGCCGGTGACTCTGCCGTGGTCATCGAGGACGACGCAGGAACCCTCTGGGCGGTGGGCACATGGCCCGGCTAGTCGAAACTCAACTGCACCTCGCGTGGCCGTTCCGGCTGACCGCCGCGGGCCGGTTCGCGGCCGTCGAAGAGGACACGCTCGACGACGTCGCGCAATGCGTCCGAATCTTGCAGCGCACCCCTCTCGGTGCCCGGCCACTCGCCCCGTTGGTGGGGCTCCCTGACCCAACGTTCACGACGGGCGTGGACCCCGTCGATGTCGCGCGGCGACTGGAGACCGATGAGCCGCGCGCCTTGGTCACGGTCACGGCCGATCCCGTCACTAGTGGTGGCCGCCAGGCGGTCCGTATCCGCGTCGACTTGGCCGACGACGCTCAAGACATCGACCCGGAAGCCGCAACGTGACTTACATCGAGCCTGACCTCCAGGATGATGAGGGCGCGGTCGCCGAGGCGAACCTCGCCGCGCTCGCGGACATCACCGGCTTCGTTCCTTCTGAGGCGAGCATCGAGACCCTGTTCGCGGAGGCGCTCGCGATCGGGCAGGCCACCGCCAACGCGATCATCAAGGATGAAGCGCGCAACGCTTTCGCCGGGATGGGCGAACTCGTCCTAGGCGTTGAGCGCGGGGTCGCGGCGCCCGCCCGGACGCAGGCCACGATCACCGTCACTGACGCGCTCGGGCACCTGATCCCGGCGGGGTATCAGGTCGTGATGCTCACCGCCGACGGCGACAGCGTCACACTCGCGTCCACCACGGACGCCACGGTGATTGCGGGCGCAACCACAGTGGCGGGTGTGCTGTTCGAGGCGCTCGAGCCGGGCGTGGAAGGCAACGGTGCTGCTGGCGCGGCCATCGACCGTGACCCGCTCGCGTTCGTCGCCAACGTCGTCCTCGAGCAGCCGTCCAGCGGCGGCGTGGACGAGGAAGAGCTCATCGTCTACGTCAGCCGGGTCGCCCGTGCGGCCAGGCGCCGGTCGTTCCTGCCGCTGACCCCTTCGGATTATGCGGGCGCCGCGCAGGACGTGACCGGGGTGTCTCGCGCGCTCGCGCTGAACCGCGTGAACCCGGATGTTGCAGGGGATCAGCCGGGGCACATCACGATCAAGCCCGTCACCGCGACGGGCGATCCGGTGCCCGCGGTGGTGAAGACCGCGCTCTCGCAGGCTTTCGCTGCGCAGGAGCAGGTGCTCGGCGCGGTCGTGTGGGTCGCTGACGCGGTGATCGTCACGATCAACGTCGCGGTGACCGTCGTGCGTGAGCCCGCGTTCGCGGCTGCCGATGTGACGACGCAAGTCACCGCCGCGATCCGTGCTCTGCTCAACAAGGCAACGTGGAACGCGGACGCCCGCGAGGCGGGCGGCTGGCGCAAGGGCGTCGGGACCGTCACCACCTATGACGTGAGTGCCGCGATTGACGATCTCCAGTCGATCCGGCAGGTCGTGACCGTCACGCTCAACGCGGGGACCGCCGCGGTGACCGTCGCCGCTGACGCGCTCGCGAACGCGGGGACCGTGGCGGTGACCGTCCAGTGATGACCGCCGCTGAGCGCGCCCTGGAGCACCTGGAGTTCCTGCGTGTCGACCCTGTGTCCGACGCGTTCCTCGAGGGCCTCGTGGCTGCGTACTGCACGGGGCAGGAGCGCGCGTCGACCGTCGCGCATGGCCTCGACGGCGTGGACGGTGAGCGCGTCCTGACGGACCCGTCTGTGTGCCCTGAGTGGGCGCTACCGCACGCCGCGATGTGGGTCGGCGGCGTTGTGCCCGCACGGCCACCCAACCTCACCGACACGGAGTGGCTCGCCTACGCGCGCATGGCGGTCATCGAGCCGTTCGGCGCGCTCCGCGGCAGCCCTCGCGCCCTGCTGACGCTTGCCCGCGCGTTCATGGTCCCCGGCGCTGCACTGCGGATCATCGCGCGCTACGACAACGATCCGTTTGAGACGCGGCTGCTCGCCCGTCCCGCCGACGTCCCGAACCCCGCGCTGCTCGTCTCTGCGGTGAACGCCGACGACGTCGTGATCGCGGGGGGCCGCGTCCAGCTTTCCCTGATCGACTCGGTCACTTGGACCGAGCTCGCGGCTACGCCGTGGCAGAACCTGTCCGCGGTCACGTGGCAGAAGCTCTCCGACGGCACCTACACACCATGAGAGGCCATGCATGTCTGGATTGACCCTTCCTATCACCGCGAGCGCACCGGCGGATCTCTCGAACTCCGGGGATGGCGCCCGCCTGTTCCGCGAGCTGTCGACGGCGTTGCAGAATCAGTTGGCCCCGGTCGTGGTTGGCGTGTTCTCCGCCCGGCCCGCGGCCGGGGTCGCGGGACGCCGGTACTTCGCGACCGACACTGCGACCGTCTATGAGGACACGGGCTCGGCGTGGCTGCAAATCTCCACGACGGGGGCCGCACAGACGTTCACGGGGAGCAATACGTTTGAGCTCCAGACGCGCCTCAACGGTGGCGCGTACGCGGTCCGGCCGGTGGCCGCTGACACGGCGTACCGCGCCGTGGTGGCCGGTGACGCAGCGGATCGTTACCAGGTGCTCGCGGACGGCAAGATCCAGTGGGGGCCTGGCGGCGTGGGCGGGCTCGACACGAGCCTCTACCGCGACACCGCGAACGTCCTCAGAACGAACGCCACTTTTCATGCGGCGGGCGGCTTGCAGGCCCGCCCGTACACAGGGACGCTCACCAGTCCGGCGATCAGCCTCTTGCTACCCAACGAGACCAACCCGCGCTTCTTCATTCGCGGCGACGGCATCCTGTTCTTCGGCAGCGGCGCGGCGGCGGGTGACACCACCCTGTACCGCGAGAGCGCCAGCCGACTGCGAACCGATTCGGCGTTTGTTATCGGCGGCAACGTCGGCTTCTACGGGACCGCTCCGGTCGCCAAGCAGGCGGGCGTGGCGGTCACGGCCGCGGCGATCCACACAGCCCTGGTCAACCTCGGGCTGATCGCGGCCTGATGCCGCGCAGTGCAGCGCGGCTGGACGAAGGACACGCAATCGAACGAAGGACGAGAAATGACCGAAGCTGAGAAGGGCTCGACCGCCACGCAGAACGACCCGGAAGCGGTGAACGTCACCGTGAACGACCTCCTGCTGAAGATCGGCGGCCTCGTCGTAGAGCTGGACATTGCCCGCCATCAGATCGCCAGCCTGATCGAACGACTCCAAGAGAAGCCCTGATGGCCGACGCTCAGATCACGCTTCGGGTCGACGAGCAGGACCCGGCCGCCGTCACCGTGCAACTCGTCGTCGACGGCCAGCACGTCACCACGATCACCGCGGATCCCGCGGCGTGGCGGCAGATAACTGCGCCCGCCAGAGCTGTGCTCGGGGAGCCCGCGGAGACCGCCCTGGCCGCCGCGGAGACCGCGATCCGTGATGCGCTTGCCGCTCGCGCGAAGGAGAGCGCGGCTGCGCAGCGCAAGTACGCCGCGGCCGTGAAGGCGTGGGCGCCCCCGGCCACCACGGCCTAATGTCGACCAGGAGGTAGCGCGTGTGTCACCTGATGACGAGTACCGCCTTCGCCACATCGAGACGACCGCGACAAGCGCGGCCGCCACAGCCCATGCGCTGGCTGGCGCCGTGGCCATCACCGGCTCCAAAATCATCGACCTGGACAAGGACATCACCGACCTGCGTGCGGAGGTCAAGGACGCTCGGGCGGGCGTCAGGACCCTCGTGCTCGTGCTCGTCGGCTTCGCTTTCACCGTCGCGGGCAGCGCTGTCGCGCTCGCGCTCACTCTCGGGGGTCCCGCATGAGTGTTCTCGGTAGCAAGAGGCTCCTCGCGTTTCTTGTTGCGTGCTTTTTGACGACGGTCGCCGCGTTCGCGTACGCGATTCTCAGCGTCGACGGGCTGCAGGACGATCAGCGCGACATCGTCCAGAACGTCAAACGCGTTACGAACGTGGTGACGCGGAGTCCGTGCGCTGAGATGGGCAAGCGCGAGTGTTTTCGTGCTCTGGTGCAGTCCGCGTCTCGTCAGGATCTGGAGCGGTTTCGGGGTCCGCGCGGTCCGGTTGGGCGACGCGGACCGGTGGGACGGACTGGCGCTACTGGTGCCCGCGGGTTCGCTGGGCCGCGTGGCTTCTCGGGCCAGGTTG